TGAGGTAATTATGCTTTTATATGAGTTTGATGATCGAATCTTAAACGAAAGAAACGGAAGAAAACCTATATATGTAAACAAACATCTTGCTAAAGACTTTAAGGAGTTTTGTGAAGAAGAGAATAAGCCACCACACAAAGTGGCTGAATACTTAATATCATTAGGTATGAACTCTGTTAAACATTACAAAGAACCTAAAGTGTCTTTTGACATTGAAGCTCTTTAAATAGATTTTTGACGTTGGTTAGCGAGTCCCACGCTTGTACCTCTTCGTCTTTAAAACTTATTTGTTTTAGTCCTTGTGGAAGCATAAACTTAACTGTTTGATGTTTTAGTGCAACCAAAGCATAAACATCTATAGCTTCTTCTGAATAAAATCTTTCTTTGGTATAAGCACCACGCCTGAAATCATATATCCATGAGACTCTACGGTTCTGTATTTTAGATTGTGTTTTAACCTGACACTTATATAACGTGTGGTTAACATCAAAGATGATGTCAGCTTCTGCACTATGTGGAACTACAACCACAGTATCAGCATGTAAAGAAAGTAGCGAGGCTACTAAGTATTCTCCAGATCGGCCAATTCTTTCAGATTGGCGTGGCATGAGGTTATTGCGGTTGTCTACCTATATTAAATGCTTTTCGTAATGCGGCCATACTTAGGTTTTCATCACCACCAATCTGTTGTTCAATTACACCAGCCTGTCTTGTAACCGCACTCGGCGGTAAAAATCTTTGAGCTTGACCAACTTTGAAAGCAGCTTCTCCAACCAATCTTGGTGATGTTGCTGCTAATAAACCAGACATTTGTGGAGCTGTTGCACCATAAAAACCGCCGACACCCAAAGCACCAATCGGGCTAATTTGTCTAGCTAAACCTGTTGGTGTAAATCCACTTAGCGTTTCTCCTGCAATTTTTGGTGTTAAACTAACATCTCCTGCTTTCTCTAATTGTTTTAGTAATTCTAATCTTAAACCAAAGTTTGTATTAACATTAGTTCTCATAACTGATAAAAGTTTTCGCAAAGCTGTATCAGCTGTTGCTTTATCACCCAAACTCAAAGCTTTTTTCATTTCTTTTTCTAAACTAATAGCTTCTTCATAAGCTTTCATAGTTTTTGCATATTCTGGTGATGCTTCTTTAATAAGGTTATTAATTGTTGTTCTTGCTTGTGTCACAACAGCAGCACCTTTACCAGCTGTTTTTCCAAAGGTGTCAGCCTCTGGCATTAAATTATCTATTTTCTTTTTAAGAGCATCTAATCCTTCTACGGTATGAAACTTAGGGTCAACAGACCAATCTAAAACAGCATCTTCTATTTCCTTTAATTTTCTTAAACCGCCTGCATCCAAGGTTGTCTTACCTTTAAATTCGAAAGATTTTCTAATGCTGTCAACGCTTTTTAAAACAGGTGTAAAATCAATTTCTTTTTTTGAAGCTTTAGCTTTTTTAATACCTTTTTGGTATTCTGCTTTTCTTTTTTCTGCCATAGTTTTGATGCCTTTTCTAGCTTCTTCCACAATTTGTTTTGGGTCATCTTTTGATCGCATTGCTCTTGCAAAATCTGTAGCTTGCTGTCCACCAGTAGCTCCTGATACAACAGCTGTTCTAATGGCTTCAGGGCCAACACCTGTTGTTAAACCTAATACTGATTCGGTAACACCTCCAACAGCTTTTGTAGGTAGTGCTAATGGATCTATAACTTGTCCAGCTTTTTTAGCTGCTTCAGCAACTTCTTTCAATCCACCAACTTTGCCTGCTATTGAAGCTCCACCTGTTAATAAAACAGAAGCGTCACCCAAAAAACCAACTGGATCGGTTGCTATGGTTTTTTTAAGATTTTCCATACCACCATATCTATTAGCAAAATATTGACCAACAGCTTTTGCTTGTTGTTCATTAGCTTGCTCACCTGGTATAGCTAATTGAATAATACCAAGGCCAAGTTCACCTATAGATTTTGCTGTGCCAATTGGGTCTGTAAGAGCTGTAAGAATATCTTTACCATACTGCATACCGCTTTCAGGAATGTTTCTAAGAGCTTGTCCAGCAACCTGTCTTGCAGTCAAAGTTTCTGGAGCGGTTGCTACAACCTCTTCCATTGCTTTTAATTCAGATAATTTTATTGCCATGTTAATCTATTTCTACTTCTTGAACTGTTTTGTTTGGCAATACAGCATAATATTTACCACCTGATTGGTATAATGTCATACCTTGTACAACAACCTTTTTGCTACCAGCTGGTATTCCTTGTGGTAATAATGTAAATTTGCTTGTTATTTCTTCTTCAGTTATAGGTGTTCTTTTTTCATAACCTTTAAATCTACCGCTTTCAACACCCATGTTGTAACCCTTAATATCTTCGTTATAGCTTTCTACTTTAAGTCTAAACATTTCTTCTAATAAAGGCCCAACAACCGCTGGATTTTGTAAAGCATTTACATCACCGCCTAATCTAGCTATAACCCTCCAAGCATCTTTTTCAGTCATAACACCGCCACCAACAGTATCGATTCTGTTTGCTCCAATAAGTCCTTGTAATTTACCTTCAGCTATTGCTCTTGCTAATTCTTCTGTTGTTAAGTCTACATTACCAGCTAAAGTTTTAAACCATGTAGCCATTTCATCTCCCAATCTTTCAATACCTACATTAGAATCTTTAATATTTTCCCAATAACTTGATATTTGTTTTAAAGACTTTTCTTCTGTTACCAGTTCTTTATTCAACCCAGTAAATGTTTTAAAGTCTGGTATATATCTTTGTTCTTCACCAGAAGTTGTCATTCTGGCCTTTGGATATTTTGCAAAAAATTCTTCGGCACTTAGTTGTCCTGTTGGACCATCAAAAATTCTTCTGTCACCAACTATTATTTCTTTATAGTTTCCAGTTTCAGTCAGATATGTATTACCTTGTCTTGTATAAACTGTTGTATCTTTAATTTCTTTTAAACCTGGCACACCACTAATTGCATTTGCGATTTCAGGTATTGCAACATTAAAAGGCATTTGTTGATTTGGTTGTATAACAACATTACCAACTTTTATGGGTTTGTCTGATGTATTTTTAAATTCTACTAATTCAGGTTTATATGTTTGTCTTTTTGTGCTTCCATATAATGCATCATATTGTTGCTGTGGACTTAATGATTTTATTAAATTTTTTTGTGGCTCTGGAATATTCATCTGGTCTATGACTGCATTTAAACTAGCCTGTTGCTGTTGTGCTTGCCTAGCTTGTTGTCTTTGCATAGCCAAACCCGCGGCATCCATTCCTTGAAAAGCTTGTCCCATTCTTAATAAAGTTTCAGAAACCCCTGCCCTTCTAGCTTGTCGTCTTTGTCTTTCATATTCATTAACTTGTTGTTGGGTCATTTGAGCCAATTGTTCCTGTGGTAAAACATCAAAACCGCCACGCGTTGCCATTCTGTTACCAAATCTAGTAAATCTAGGAACCTCTGTAACTGGAACATCTATCTGCATATTTTGCAAATTTTCAATCATTTGTTGTTCTGGGGTTTTTTCTTCTTGTTCTATAAATGTAGGTAAGTTTAGTATAGCCATATAAAATTCATCCTGTTAACTTCATAACGCGCCAACGCCAGCAAGAAATTTACCTAAGTCACCTAAACCCATGCTTTGCTGTTCACCTGTGCTTATTTGACCAATCAAACTTTGTGGTAAAGTTCCTACAGCTTGGCCTAATAAACCTAACTGATATCCTGGGTATTGTTGTTCTCTCATAAACTCTTGGAAAGCAAAGTCTCTTTCTGCTTGTGATAAACCTCTACCAAGCGCACCGAAACCAGCTAATGTACCAAGCGCTTGTTGTTGTCCGCCAAGTAAACTACCTAGCAAACCCGCCTGCTGCGCACGCCCGCGCAGTTCCATTTCTGGTGCAAACATTGCCATCTGCTGCTGTCTAGCAATATCGGATTCTGCTGCTCTTTGTGCTTGCTCAAAGCCTGCTTGTCGTAAACCAGCAACTGTTCTAAGCTTTTCTTCTTGTAAAGGTCTTAATGCTTCTTGCTCGTAGATAGTACCTCTAGAACCACCAAACGCGCCCGCACGCATGGCCACATCTTGTGCCTGCTGTCTTTGAATATCCTCTGCTCTGCCAATATCTTCTAACGCTAGATCAATAACTTGCTGTTGAAAAGGTGATTGGTATGCGCCTATGTCTACGTCTAATAAAGATGGTACGTCTGCTGCTGTTGGGATAGCTTGACCAGCTAATGTTTGTAATTGTGCAGTAGGATCGAAACCAAAAGCAGTACCAAATAGTCCTTGTGCAGCTGCTTGTGCTTGTGATTCTTCTGGAGATAGTCCTGCTATTCTGTCACCAGTATATCCAATAAAAGGTATGTCAGAGGCTTCTTTTGCTCTCTGTGCATATTCTGTGAATAAACTTTGCAGATATTCTGGTACTTGTGCTTCTTGTGTTGTTGTTGTTGTTCCTTTGCTCATAAGTCTTTTCTAATTAGATATTCTGTTTCAAATCCAAGGTGTTTTAGTTTCCTAGTCCAACCTTTTCTGCCACCGCCATATAGTCTTTTAACACCACAGGCTTTAGCATAATCTTCTATGTGTGGTAACATTGCTTCTAACTCTTGGTAGTTACCACCACAAAACAATAAATTCATTGCAGTATTTTGTGGGAATACTACAAATTCTGTTACAAAAGCAGAGTTCTTTCCTGCCCACAATAAGAATATTCCTTCTTCTATTTTATCTTCTATATCCTTAATTGTATAGTTATCTTGATACTTAATGGCTTTTGCTATATAGGGTTTACAGCGAATCCAGTCCTCTTTCCAAGATTTTTTAATCGCCTTTTGCATATTCAATGATGCTCAATACTAAATGTATGTTTGCATGGTTTACCTGTGCTTTAATTATTTCACCCTGTTGAATGATTATGCCTGCATTTGTTTGTAATTCTTCAGTAGCATGTGCTGATATATTTTTTTGTTTGTAGATAAAAAACTCATTAGAACTTGTATCGGTTATAGATACATCTAAATTGGTTTGCTGATTACCATGATCGCAAGCTATAAATCCTTTAACAATGGCGAAATCAAAATCATCACCTGTTGGTGCAGTATAAATAGTTTGTTTTGTAGTAGCTGCAAAAGAATATTTAACATTAATTGCACGCTGTATATACTGTCTTTGTGATGATAGGTCCATTATCTTCTACCTCTTGGTTTTATATCTAGCCTTATATTACCAACTTGAAAGTCTTGAGTTAGAGAACCTGTGACTTTCATAGACAATTGTCTTGCAGTAAATCTTGCATCGGTATAACCATCTGTTTCAAAAGTAAAGTTACCAAAATCTGTTTCTGTACCTAGCGGTGTGTTTTTACCTGTAAAACCTATTGTAATGCCTGGTAAGCTATTAGATTCTTCATCTGGTAGTATCTGATTAACTTGTGCCAATCTATCACCATTGCCAATCTCAAGCGGTCCTGTAGTAGCAAAAGGTACTTGGTTGTCACCTAAACCTGGTGAGTTAAACAATGGTCTTTTATCATGCTCGTAAACAAAACCATTAGAGTCACAAGATATAGGATGATTGAATACACCTTGATCTACCCAACAACCTCTATTCATAGAACCTATAGACCAAACATTGTCTATGTAATTCCATATAACGTATTTATTAGGTGTTAGTTGGTCTACATCACCAACAGGGAAAAACCACCATATTTCATTAAAGTCTATGTTGTGTGTGCCAAAGGTAACTTTTTGAGTGTTAACTTGTATGTTGTCAAAAATATAATCGTGTACGTCTGACTTTAATTCTCTTAGGGTACCATCAAAAGAGAAAAATGAGTTTTCACTAATCCATGATAAGAAACCGCCAGCAGAAGTTATTGATCTTGCACTTATAGCTTTACAGTTAATGCCAGCATCTTGAATACCATACACAAAAGGAGAGCCTGTATAGTAAAGTCTGTTGATGCCAACGTCCGTAAATATAATAATATCGTTTTGCCATTTAACAGCATAATTAGCTTTACCGCCTGTTGGTATTTGTAAATCACCTGCGGTATTTCTAGCAGTAGATGTCCAATTAGTATTATCTTCTCTATCAGACCATGATATTTTTCTAGGATCACCGCCTGCACCTATTGCTATTAAGTGTCTTTCATTGCTTACAATAACAGCCTGACAACCTGTTGGTGCATTAGTTATTGCTGTTGCTATAGTATCTGGAGTTCCGCCACCTGCATCTGGTCGCCATTGATATAACTTACCATCTCCTGCAAAACAAAAAACTAAATGTTCACCCCAATTATCAAAAGAAAAACTTTTAGTATCAAAGTTTAATCCTGAAGTACTTCTTTGATTACCCCAATCTTCTACACCGTAATGATATGCACCGTAACCAGTAGATGTAATAACATCATCACCTATAAATCCTGTAGGTGTTATGTCATACCAAGTATCGTTATATAAAACATTTACACCAGCTCTTGTTCCTATAGCTAAAATTTCTTCGCCATTATTGGCTTTATAAGAGTACATACCTATTGGTATTTCTGCTTTTATTATTGTTGAAGCAGATGATGTTGCTGTTGATGTTGCAGAAGTGCTTACGCTTACTGTAAAAGTAGTCGTGCTTGGCACGCTTGCAATGCTAAAACTTGTATTAATTTCTGCTTGTGGAACTCCGCCAGTTGCATCAAAACTTTCTAAATAGATAGTTTCTCCCACACTAAAACCATGATCTGCTGTTGTAGTTATTGTTAAGGTATTGCTAGATGTAGTGGTGCCAACAGTACCGCTATAAAATGTGCCAACTGGATTATCTTTAAAGTAACCCCAACCGCCTATAGGTTTTAGATAACCGTTTTCAAAACGCACTAAATCACCGTCTACCCAACGACCTTTGTTGGCGTAGTCAGTACCGTTTTTTACTATTCCTGCTGGTGGTGTTATTGGAAACAGAGCCATATCTAGC